ACGCTTAACTACATTTAACCAATTTTTACCATATTCTTTTATTAAATAGTTATCTATTAAATCACTTATTTGTAATTGTATTGAATCTATTTGTTTTTGTATTAAATCTAAATTTTCTCTTAATTCCAATGCATTGTCAATAAATGAATTGTATCTAGCTGTTATTTTATTATTTTGAACAACATCCGTAGTTATTAATGGTTGAATACGAATCTCCGTTCTACTTGGTGAAATTTCATGTATCCAAACTCTTTGTTTTTTATCATCCAATCCAATATAGTTTTTAACAAAATTAAATACTACATTAAATTCACCATTACCATACCCCGCATCATTCACCAACTTCTCAACATCAATATCAAATATTTTTTCTTGAGTTAATGGATCTATATCACTTTTAAGATATTTTGTTAAATCATCTTTATGTATGTATCTAGCCGTAACTCCATTTGTTTGTTGTAATAAATTATTTGCTAAATCATATAATCTAAATTCTATAACATCATTTTTTGACATTCCAAAATCAGTTACGTTTTTAGCTACGGTTTTAAATACATTCAAATCTTTAGAACTAACTAATTGTGCAGTTGAATCTAAATTAAGATTAATATTTTCAATATTTTTAAAATCTTTTATTGCCATAGTTTAGTATTTGTGCGTTCTCATTGAAAAATCCTTGTTTTCAGTTTTTCCATCAGGATCTACATCAGAAACTTTAATTGCGAATTTCCAATCGGTAACCGATGGTCTAGATCTTCTCCAAAAAGTTCCACCATCATTTCCACCATTATTTGTTACCCACGTTGGATTTGCTTTATCGGTTGTAAATCGTTTTGTTTCATTTGCCTTTAATTTAATTGGTAATACAAATCCAAAATCCCAAGGAATTTGCTTATAGCCACTAATTGGCTCAACTGTTACCATTATATCTTTAGGACCGGCAACTACATCAAAATATGCACTAAAACTATTTTTCCAAGGGTCCCCGGCCGCTGCAAATTTACCAGCCGCCGCCGTTCCTCCGTTATAATCATTTGCCAAATCCTTACCTTCAACTTTCTTTTTAGTTATATCACCAATATCAAATACAATAGTTGATAATTCACCGGTTGATATACCACCACCGGCTACTGCCTGTGCCTTAGCACTTAATTGTTGTGCCGCCACTTGTAAACTTGCATTTGCTTGTGCTAGTAAATTATTTAATGTATCTATTTGTTTAATCAATGCTGTTTTTTGTGCAACCAATCCAGAGTTTTCAGCTTCTAGTGAAGTTCTTTCAGTTGCTTCATTTATAGCTTTAGTTAGCGATGTTGTTAAATTAGATTTTAAATCTAGTGTTGTTTGTTGAACGGAAGCAACTGTATTTTCTAATTTTGCATTAGTAACTCTTAAATTATCGTTTGATATATACAAAGAACTACTATCCGATGTTAATGCTTGTACTCTTGCTGTTAAATCTGCAATTTGTAATTCTAATTTAGTTATATCTAATTCTAATTGTTGAGAATGAGATACTTCTGTATCATACACAGGTTTTGGTACTAAATCCAATCGTATTTCAGGTAATGGTTTTATAAGTTCAGTTACTTGTAAATTAACCGATTTAGACAATTCATTATTATTGTATTGGTCTAAATATAATTTAGTAGTAATCCTTTCCTCTGTGCTATTACTTAGGTCTATATATTTTTTAGTTAATGCCATTATTTGTAAATATCAAATGTACCAATTTCGAAAATTTCTTCATTATTAGATTCTATTGATTTAATTAATAATGTATAATTTCTACCAACTGACCAATTTGAAAAGTTTAAGTTTACTAAGTTATTAAATTGTCCTTTTATCACTTTACTGGCGTTTGAATATCCTATAATTGTTTCTTTTGTTAAAGTATCAATTACACTATAATACGCCGTAGATGGTAAGTAGTATTTAACTTGATATGCGAATGTAGAATTAAATTGTTTTATTGGATATAATTCTCTAGCATCAATTTTAATACTTACTTTTTGGCCTTCGTTATATGATGTTTTCAAATTGGGTGAATAACATCTATACGATACATCATAACTACTACTATTAATAAAATCAGTAATTGTTCTTAAACTACCACTAACTGCATCATTCTCTAAATAAGTAATAACCAATTTAGGTTGATATATTGTATTAGTTTCTTTTGAAAACATTTTAATACTACCATAATCTACCAAATCATTTTCTTTATCAGTTGGGAACTTAATTATAATTCCATTATTTTCTATGCTACCACTATTCCATTTTTTAACAAAATCAGTAACATCTAAAGTTATATCCTCGATTGTGTACTGGAACGATTGTGTTGATACCGATGATGTAAACCATGTACCGCCAAGCCCAGTCTGAGAACCAGTTGTAAAGGGGTTGTAACTAGCTCCTTGCCCTACTACATATGTATTATTCCAAATAGTAGATGTATCATCACCATTTCTATAATACCAAGTTGTACCATTGGTAGTAATATTATCAAAACGAGTACCAGTACCATTTTCCCAACTTTGAGAAATTGGATACGCTTCAATATTAAATCTCGAAGCAATTTCATCTGCCTTTGTTATTTTCAATTGTAATGATGCACTAAATGAACCACTTGGTATATCAATATTTTCAAATTGAATTAGTACCCTACTCATATCAGGTGTTTCACCATAATATACTTTTGATAATTCCAGCATTTCATCTATACCGGTATTTTGGTAAGGTTGTTGTAAGTATATAGTTGCATCTTGTGATGCTGTATAAAATAATATCATTATAATGCTCTCCCTTTAATATCTTTACCCGGATACTTTAATTCAAATATAGAAGGGTCTAATGATGGATATACAATTTTGTTTCTAGTTGCTTCTTGTATGTTATATGAGTATTGTGAATATGTTGTACCACTTGCATCTACCAAATTTAAAATTTCAACCTTTGGAACAGATGAAACCCCACTTACGTTTGCAATTTCTAATTCTAATTCACTTATATTAATTGGTTGAGACATTTTCCATTTTGTAATATCGAAATAATTGGCAATTGCTTGTGTACAATTTAATACAACTTCTCTTTTATTATAATTAGAAAATACAGTTATATCAAAGTTTACACCTATGTTAATCACATACCCATCTATTATATTAACCGCATCTGTCATTAATCTAAATTCTTCTAAATATGTTTTTAGATTTTGTTTAATTGTAGAATTTAATATACTTAGATTGCCATTACTATCGTATCCTAATAAATACAAATTAATTGCGAATGGATTACTTTCTACTGCAAATGTTTGTTTTGTTTTTAGAAATACATCTAAGGCTTCTATAATTTCATTATCGGAAGCTTTTTGTAAATTTTTAACCAGCCCAATAAAATCTTTTTTAACCGATGGATTTCTTAGTAATTGTTGTGCCGCCCCAGTATCAATGTTACCATCTTGTTCTACATATGCTTTTGCAATACTACCAAACATAGGATCCATTGCCAATGTTCTAACTTCATAATCCTTTTTAGTTACTGCTCTATTTTGTGCACCAAAGTTTGCAATTGCATTTTCTCTAATTTCTTCTAATGTTTCGTTACCTCTACCACCACTTGCTGGTTGTAAATTTTCAACACCTAATGAGTTTCTGCTTTGTTGATACGTAGGTAAATCTATAGCTGCAATTGAAAGTATATCTTCATTAAAAGATACAAAACTTAATTGTGTTAAATCACCACTAGGTACATTTGATACCAATCCACCACCGGCTAAATACGTAACTGTTAATGTTGTATTTGCAGGTGCAATACCATATGTATTTGTTTTTAAAAAGTTTGACGGATCAAATGATTCACCCATTCTATTAATTGAATTACTTAATCCAAGTCCAACATTTTTTGTATTTGGTATTAGTAACTCATCCGGTGTAGAAGCATTCCCACTTCCAAACCTTAATTCAATGTTTTTTTCATCTATTAATCTACTTGTAAATCTTCTATTGGTTTTCTGAAGTTTTAAAATATATTGTGGTGCCGAAGGACTATGTGAAAGTGTGGGTTCTGCGTATTCTGAATTAGGTGATTTTATATAAATTAATTCTTGTGCCAAATATGGAACTTCATAGTAAATATTTGAATTTGAATCTACTACTTTTTCTATTTTAATAAAATTCGTACTAGTAAGGTTTACTATTGGATTTGGTTTAAATTCACCTAAAGTAAATGTTTGGGTATAACGAGTTGCACTTATAGCCGTTACTGTTTTGGTTACTAAATATAGTAACACATTTCCAGTAGTATTTTCAGTTTGAAATATTGTAATATCTCGGTTATGTGGGTCTGCAAAATCAACTATATCGGTTGTTATAAATTGTACGTCTGCTGATACGTTTGAATTTACAACCATTCCTTCATTTATTTTTAAATAATATCTCTCATCTGGTTCACCATCTTTAGCGATTACTGTTTGATACAATGTTAATGTAGTTGCAGCCGGCGATGAAATTTTAGGTTTATATCCTAAGTTTTGTGCTAATTGATAAATATTATTTTTATTTCCCGCTAAGTTAATAAATGATTCTTTTAATTGAGCATCGGTATAATACGAAAGTACATCCCCTACATATGAAGCCTGTTCAATGAACATCATACCAGGTGAAGCTTCACTAAAATCATTGTATGTATTACTAAAATATGTTTTAGTAAATTCTATTAATGCTTGTCTTAAAGAACTAAAATCTCTATTGGTATATTTTATATCCTTTTTATTTGTAGACCAGCTTTTATCTATTGGATTAAGAGCCATATTATATTACTATGTTTAATTGTTCTAATGTTGTTGAATTTGAATATTTCAAACTATATTTTAATTCTAAATCTATTCTATTCATATCCTTTAATGTGTTAGATACATCATACACAATACTTTCAACATTAACATATGGCATCCATCTATCAATTGCTTCTGTAATTCTTGTTTCTAATATAGTATCTAAGTCTGATGTAATTGGTTCAAATAAAACTTTTCTTAAATCGGCACCAAACTCTGGTTCCATTAATCGTTCACCTTTGTTGGTTAGTATTAATGATTTAATATTAGTTTTAATTTGTTCTTTGGTTGTATATGATACCTCAAAATATCCATTATTCCCTTTTCTAATAGGTAATGTAATACCGACACTTTTGTCTTGCTCATCAATTACAAATTTCTTTTCTAATACTATTGCCACTTAGGTTACCCCTTATTGAATTTTTTAACCAGTTGTGAATAATCCCTTGTCATTGCGTTCATAACAGATTGTGCTGCTTCTGGATTTTTCCTAGCTGCCATTGCCATCTTATGTTCTAATGGAATACCACCTTCCTCTTGTCCTTGCATATAAGAACCATACTCAGATTGAACTCCACCCACACTTGCATCTGGTTGTGAGTATTCTCTAAAGTTATCACCATATCCTAAATCAGCAGGTGAAATCATAGGTCTTGCAGTCTGTGGTCTTTGTCCGTATTGGATTGTACCATAACTACCATCATCTTTTGATTTAAATTCGTAACCTTCGTTCACTTGTTTCTTCGGTGTTTCAACCGTTTCGTTTAACACTTCGTGAACAGCTTTTCGTATTTCTTCCTTAAGAGTTTTTTTGATATCC